TATCGGAAAAACTTTATAGTAACAATGGGACTGTTATCATAGGCGAAACCAAAAAATCATTACTAAGATATCAATTTTATACACTGGAAGAGTTAGAGCACAAAAGTTTTAAAACCGATATGTCTCCGCCGAAAAATTTATCAAATAACGACACGGTCATCATATATCAAGGATCTGATGAAGAATGGAGAAAATTACCAGATGGTGTTATATTGGAGTTTGCAAAACAACTTCCTCATGCAATATACTTCATAACAAAGGCGGCGTTGGAAAAAATTAACAACCAAAATATTTCAGTCAAGTTCGTTCTGACTAAGCCATATAATGTTGAAGGGTTGCTGGAAATAATTAAAATATTTGAATCTTATCCAAAAGTCATGATAGGACCAGATTCAGGATTGACACAACTTGCATTGTCGTATGGTATACCTCAAATATGGATGCAATCCAGAATAAGACCTGAAAACGTGATTGATCCTATACATTTTCACCTGATACGAATATACTTCAAAAATAAATTGACTTGTTTGAAAGATTGTTCTGGGTGTGCAATTTCAAGAGAACATCCAAATGAGTTACAAAACACTCCATTTTTATTAAAGGAACCATTTTTGCATAAACAATTTCTTAAATGCCATTCTAAAGTTTTACCACCGTCATGTTTAGATTACAGCGTAGATGAAGTAAAAGAAATCATATCAATGATAGATAGTGTTTGACAAAATATATATTTTGTGCATACTTGATTGCATGATTTTACCACCCAATATTGTTCCTTCCCTATGTTGTATCCATGTAGGGCTACAAGAACAAAAGATCAAGTTCAATGTAATGACGTATGCCCAATACAAGAAATTGGGTAAAAAAGAAGCAATGAAAGTTCTTGCTGATCGTTCACTTAACAACATCAAGACCATTCACGCTATTCTAAAGGAATGTGCCAAGAATAATTGGAATTATCGTATTGGTAGCAATGTATTTCCATTGATGACACACCCCGACCTAGATTTCACTGTAGATGATTTTTACAATGCAGATGAAATTTATGCTGAATTTTCCGCTGCCGCACAAACAATCAGGCAGAACAACATTCGTTGCAGTATGCATCCTGACCAGTTTGTTGTACCTGCCAGCCCCAACCCCAAAGTGGTAGAGAATTCTATTAGAGACTTGGAACAACATGCCATGATCATGGATATGCTTGAATTGCCCCAGTCATATGAAGCTCCCATTAACATCCATATGAATTGCTACAACGATGGCAAGTTCAGCGAAGTTGTTGATAGACTTGAAACTGTTCTCAAGCGTATGTCAAAGCCAGTAACAAGCAGACTAGTTTTTGAGAACGAGGACAAGGGTAAAAGCTGGACTGTTTGTAATCTATACGAATATCTTTACAAGCGTGCTGGTATTCCGATTACTTTCGACAACCTGCATCACCAATGCAATCACAATGACACCAGCGAGCAATATGCATTTGAGCTTGCATTATCCACTTGGCCCAAAGATGTGGTTCCACTGTTCCATTTCAGCGAATCTCTTGTCGGCAATAATCCTCGTGCTCACGCGGATTTTCCTACAATGCTTCCTGCCATCTATAAGAACTACAATGGTGAACTTCATCTTGACTTTGAGTTCAAGATGAAAGAAATCGCGATTAATAAGATTTCTCGCGAAAAGTTATTGACAATTGCTGGTTAATCCACATAATGTATTTTGTTCCAATAAACAAAAATAAACTAAAAAAACATATGACAAAGCACAATAAGACAAAGAATGGTCGCAAGATCAATACCTACGTCCGCAACGAAAAGTATTCTATTTCGTTCACTCGCCCTATCGAGGGTGTGAAGGATGAAAGAATGCATCTAAACGTAACTGGAGTTAATCCCGTTACCAAGAAGATGAATAAGGTTCAGTTGAACGGTCGCGCTATTGCTATCTTGCGCAAGCTCCTAGCAGCGTAAAAAGTTGAAAAGGTTATAAAGTCAAACCCACGGCATAAACCCCGTGGGTTTTTTATTGGTTGACATTTTGGACTTCATCATCCATAGTTATATTTCTTATGAAAATTGATTTAGAGTCCATTGACAAAGAATCATTTATGGTTCATCAACATAAAATAGGAGAACACGAAGTAACACTTGTTCAACCTATCCACATTGGAGCGACTTGGAACAGGGGTAATCTTATATTTCGTTCCTCTGTTTGGGATAAAGAAGGCAATCCCGTATCTCTTTCTTTCAAGAAGTTTTTCAATTGGGATGAAAAGCCTGATATCGATCCTGCACCAGAAACTTTAGAAGGCGCAAAGCTTTTAGAAAAACTGGACGGATCTACTCTAATTATCTCTCGCTACAAGGGTATTACAGTTATGCGTACACGTGGAACTGTAGATGCATATCAGCAAGCAAACGCCGACGAGCTTACATTTTTGCGTGAAAAGTATGATAAGTTTTTTGAATTTATAGAAGCACAAGAAAACACTTCTGTTTCTTACATCTTTGAATGGTTATCACCATCTAACCGTATTGTATTGGACTACGGAAACGACCCAGATATGGTTTTAATCGGCGTGATATTTCACAACGATTATTCTATGATGTCACAAGATGGACTAAGCACTGTTGCATCACAGCTTCAGCTTCGTCGTCCAAAGCTTTATTCATATGACTCTATTGAGGAGATGAAGACTAGCGTGGAAGCATTACGTGATCAAGAAGGTCTTTGTGTATATTACAAGGAAGAGCAGTGCATTCGTAAAGTAAAGAGCGCACACTATTTGTATCTTCATAGAGCAAAGAGTGAAATTTCTAGCATAGACAAAGTTATTGATGTGTATATTGATTGGTTCATGGAGCGTCATAAAATTTCGCCTGAAGCAACTGGATATCCTGATTTCTTCAAGTATCTTACTGAAAAGTTTGATTACGAAATCGCAACAATGGCGCAAGGTCACGCATCTCGTATCTGTGATGCTATGAAGGAAGTGAAAAAGATAATGGATGCTTTGGTTCTTTTTTCGTTCCGTCGTATCAATATTCCTCGTAAGCAAGCAGCAGCAGAAATATTACAAGCGTATGGCAGCACAGGCAGAGCAGCTATTGTATTCAAGATGCTTGACGCGAAGTACATTGGTGCCGATGACTACAAGAAACTGCTATACCAAGTCCTCAAATGATCATCATAGGCGTTCGTGCGAGAGTAAGATGGGATATGAAACTCGCACGGATGCGCTACGTGATGCTAAAAGAATATTTATGGAGTATAGATCCGAGAAGACGCCATACAAATGCAATCATTGTGGGTATTGGCATTTAGCGACAAAAGAAGATTGACATCTTTGATGCCATATAACAATATTTATACATGATGGCAAAAACAACATATAAATTGGTCGAGAAAGCAGCAAAGCGGTTGGTAATTGGAGATAGAGTACCAAGTGCTTCTGGAAGAATACTTGTAGTGAGCCTAGTAGTTCAAAAAGCAAATAGAACCATTGTATTGTTTGATGGTGATATGGAGATTGATTTTGACCCATATTTTCAGATCAAAGTAATTGGATAAATAAGTCTTGACTTTTTATAGATTAAAAGTCATAGTTATACCATATAAAGGATATGGAAATGAATGTTATCAATCAACCAGTTTTATCTTTGAATGCTTCTTGGCAAGCTATTGGCACCAAGACAGTTAAAGATGCTTTTATAGCAATGCTAGGTGGCGACGGCGGAAAAAATGCTCCTGCTGTCGCGATTGATATGGAATTTGAAATAGATTCTGACGGCAGTGTTGATTGGAACAGCCCAACCAATACAAATCCAGTAACTTGGGATATTTGGAAAACACTTCCTATCCGTGAATATGACCTTGCTATTCATACTGGTAACATGACACTTCGTGTACCAAGAGTAATAATTCAGCCAAACTATGGTAAAATGCCAATGGTTCAGCCCCGCCCTACTAAGGAAAGTATTCGCAAGCGTGACGGTGGAGTGTGCCAATACACTGGTAAACCACTTTCTTGGAAAGAAGGCAATGTAGATCATGTTATTCCACGTTCACAAGGTGGTAAAAATACTTTTGAGAATATGGTATGGTGCCACAGAGATATCAACAGTAAGAAGGCGGATAAAACACCAGAACAAGCTGGACTTAGACTCATTCGTAAACCTTATGCTCCAAAAAGTATTCCTGTTAGTGCAACAATAAACATTGCACATCATCCAAGTTGGATTCATTTCTTGGATAATGTCTCCGAAGTAAGAGGGTTTCAAATAGCATCTTGACAACAAAGTTGCCCCGAAGTATAGTGGGCCATATTTTATGGAATTCACATATCTATTAATTTTTTCTTTGTATGCAATTTGTGGTTACTTGCTGCACAAGCAGGTAAAAATATTGCGTATGTTGAAAGAACAAGATATTACACATAAGAAATCCTTGGCAGAAGCAGGAAGTGCCATAACAGAAACACTAAAAGTTGCATTTGATAATTTGAAGAAAAATTCAAATGATCATAACAAATTTAATACTAAAATCGTGGAACACAATTCTAGAATACACAGAGTAGAACAACATATAAGCAGAACTGCCAAAAATTTTGATAATAAAAAAGTTAAAGCCGATGATGAAGTCGCCTTCACACGCAGAAAAATAAAAGATGGAGATGAAAATGAAAACGAATAATGATGGTCCAAAAATGATGGAATTTGGAAAATTGGATATTGGTGGAAAATTTTATCTTTCCAACCCGTCCAACTTAACCGAGAATGCCGCTTACACAAAAATGGCTACCCAAAAAGGAATTGATGGAAAATGGTCAAATGCCAAAAATGCACTGGGTCTTGTAACCTTCGTTCAATATGATAAGCGCATTTGGAAAAAATGAAGAAAAAAGTAAAAGAAACAAAACCCAAAGTAAGATCATTGTTTGATCATGTGAATGAAATACGTGTGGGAAAAAATCCTAAGTATTTTGAAACTCTTTCTGATGAAGATAAGAAGACTTGGTCGAATTATATGGTATGCAGAGTTCTGAGCATGCAAACCGATCTAATTGATGTAATCAATGATTTACAGTATTATCAGGATAAATTGTCTCCAGAACAATTCTACAGACTGTGTATCGCTTCTACACCAAAAGGAAAAGGATATTTTCCATATATAAAGAATTCTACAGAAAAATACAACAAGTCATTACTTACATTGATGTGCATTCACTTTCAAGATAGCACGCGAAATATTGTTGAATACATGAAACTCATTCCCAGAGATGATGTACGAAGTATACTTAGAAAATACGGATATTCCGAAGATCAAATTGAAGAGATGATGGAAAAGGCTTGACCATTTCAAATCAAGTGGTATCTTGAGAGATTATGACGAACAAAAAAGTTATTGGTCTTAGCGGCGTGGCAAGAGCAGGTAAAGATACATTCGCTGGAATACTTGCTTCTAAACTACAACAAGCTGGTAAATCAGTGAGACGAGTTGCTTTGGCCGAACCTCTAAAATATCAAGTGGATGATTTTCTTGTAAAGAATCTTGGTATCACCGCGTTTACACCAGTAACTGAGCAAAAAACTCTTATTAGACCTATGCTTGTTTGGTATGGAGATGCACAAAGAAAATTGACTAATGGAAGATATTGGATTGACCTTGCAAAGAAAACTATTGAAGAATCCAATTATGACTATTACATTATCACTGATGTGCGCTATGATGCTTATGAGAAAGATGAGCTTTATTTTCTGAAGAACGAAGTGAATGGCATTTTGTGTCATATCAGCAAATACAAAACCGTTGATGAGACCCAAGACGGTTGCCGTCTTATTGAAAAGAAATTTGTACAACCAGCAAACGACCATGAAGCTGAAAATGATCCAAGGATTAAACGCGCAGCTGATCACATTGTTGAGTGGCCAGACGAAGGTAAGATGAATGAAGTGGAGCTTTTAATGAATCCTACACTAAATGAATATGTTGATGAGTTTATTGAAAAATTTAAACTGATCTAGTCTTCATATTCCTCGTCGCTATCGTCATTATTATCATAATCATCTTTTGTCTCTTCTTCAAGTTCATTTTTTAGATTTACAAAATCTTCTTGAGTAAGTTCTAGTTCTGTGATTATGGCTGAAATTAAAAATGCCAATTCTTTTTTGCTGAAATTATTTTTCTTCAAAGCTTTTGAAATTTTTTTCGTCAATGCCAAAATCGTTTGCCGCTTATCTGAATCTTCTGTTTTGTAGATGATTCCCGGAATTGGATTAGCTTTATCGTGCATGTTTGATATTTTAGAAAGCTCTTCTTCCAATAAAGTCTTGTATTCATTTTCATCTGACGCAATTTCCTTGATGAGCTTTTTGAGATCCTCGATGTCTTTTTTCTTCACAATTTTTGCCACCGTAAAAGTCTTCAAGACCCCAGTTTTTTGTAGAACATGTGTATATAGTTCCATAGTGTAAAATGCGTTGTTCTACATAAATATAAACTCAAATGAATTGACACATCTCATTTTCCCCATATAGTATTTCAATTATGTCAACCGACCAAATTTCAACCAATCCAACTGAAGTTCTTCAAACAGAAGAACAAAAGAAACCAAAAACGGTAAGTTTTAGCCAATATGCTATGTGGTTGAAATGCCCACAACAATGGAAGCTATCATATATAGACAAATTAGCACCATACGAAGCAAGCATACATACTGTGTTTGGTACAGGTATACACGCAGCCCTTCAAGAGTATCTTAGGTTATTATATACTGTAGGAACATCAGAAGCAGATGCATTGGATACATTTGCATTATTCAAGAAGGAGTATGAGGAAGGACTAAAAGAACTCAAGATTGCAAATGAAGAGCAGTTGAAGCTTGCTGAAGGCGAGTTTGACTCTCTTGGATTAATTACACCATCCACTGTATCTGAGTTTGAGCAAGATGGTAAAGTTATTCTTGATCACGTTTTGAGTTATGCACAGCGTAGTAAACATTTTCCAAGTAAGAAATATGAATTGGTAGGTATTGAGCTTCCTTTGGAAATTCCGTTGCGAAATGGAACTATACTTTATAAAGGATTTCTTGATATTGTATTTAGAGACAAAGATACAAAGAAGATTTTGATTCTTGATTTTAAAACCAGTACTAATGGTTGGAACAAATATCAGAAAGCAGATAGAACAAAGATCGATCAATTACTTTTGTATAAGCGTTTTTATAATCAGATGTTCAAGGTTCCAATGTCTGACATAGAAGTTGAATTCTTTGTTGTCAAGAGAAAACTTTTAGAAAATGTTGAATTTCCACAACAGCGAATTCAAAGAATATCTCCTCCAGATGGAAAGATGAGTATGAAGGAAGTTGAAACTACTTTCCTAGATTTTATAAATAGTGGATTCACCAAAGAGGGTGAATATAATACTTCTGTGCCATTTCCTAAAAACCCCGGTAAAGCTCGCAAAAATTGTAAATACTGTGTTTTTAAAACTCTTAAAAACGATAAAGGTGAGTTATACTGCAACGGTAAAGAGGGTTGATATAAAAAACATAAATAGTTTTTATACATCACAAAATCTGTTGTTCATATATATGTATATAGAAGAAAGGTATATATATGAAACTAAAATCAAATCACGAAACAAGCTTCACCAGCATTCATATCTTCAAAGACAAATATACGTCGTTTAAAGAGGCTGGAGTAAGCAGCGGCATGACACTGCAAAAACTAGTAAATCGTTGCGTCTATTTGTATACAAATGACCCAGAATTCAAAGCAAAGATTGATTCTACCAACGCTCTACAAGTTAGCGGTTCGGCATTTTAAATCATTGACAAACATAAGATTTAAATCATAATACAAGGTTATATATGGTAAATGGTTATATTCCTCAAAAGGACAGAAAGAAAATTATACTCCTATGCGATGACCTAAGAATGCATTCTGGTATTGCCACAATGGCAAGAGAGTTTGTAACAGGTCTAGCTGGTAAATACAACTGGGTTCAGTTGGCTGGTAGTATTCAACATCCCGAAAAGGGAAAGATAATGAATCTTGATAGTGCAGTCAATCAAATGGCTGGCATCAATGATGCATATGTGCGTTTATATCCAGTGGACGGTTATGGCAATCCTGAAATTCTGAACGAGGTCATTAATCTCGAAAAACCAGATGGTTTAATTCATTTTACTGATCCAAGATTTTGGACATGGTTGTATCAAATGGAACGTGAACTTCGCCAACGTATGCCGATTGGATTTTACAGCATCTGGGACGACTTGCCATATCCAATGTACAATCGGGCTTTCTATGAAAGCTGTGATTGGATTGGATGCATCAGCAAGCAAACGAAAAATATTATTGAGGGTGTACTCGGGACTGCACTAAACAATCCTACTACAGTAACATATGTTCCTCACGGAATTAATCCAAAAACATTTCGTCCACTCACAACCGATCAAGAGTTGAAGGAACTTGGTGTATTGAGAAAGCAGTTGTTCAAAAAAGATTATAACTTTGTATTGTTCTATAACAATAGAAACATTCGTCGTAAGCAAACATCAACAATAATGCTGGCGTACAGAAATTTCTGCGATAGTCTTTCTCCAGAAGAAGCAAAGAAGTGTGTTCTCTTCATGCATACAAATACAGCAGACGAAGCGGGAACAGATTTACCAGCATGCAAAACGGCATTTTGTCCAGATTATGATGTGATCTTTAGTACAGATAAGATCATGCCAGAAAGACTGAACCAGTATTATAACATTGCCGATGTTACAATCAATCTTTCAGACAATGAAGGATTTGGTTTAGGAACTGCTGAAAGCATTTCGGCTGGGACTCCAATCATCGTTACAGTAACTGGAGGATTGCAGGATCAGTGTGGGTTTACAGATGAGAATGGAAAGCCTGTTGAATTCAATCTTGATTGGGGTACAAATGCAGATGGTAGATACAAAAATCATGGCACTTGGGCAACTCCCATATTTCCGGGAGCAAGAATGGTTCAAGGTAGTATTCCCACGCCATATATTCTCGCTGATTATGCTCGTTGGGAAGACGCCGCTGTAGCTATGATGCATTGGTATGAAGTTGGTAGAGAAGCACGCAAGGCAAGAGGACTTAAAGGTCGCGAGTGGCTAATTGGACCAAATGGTTTGAGTGCTGAAAAAATGTGTGAAAACATGGCAGACGGTATCGATAGTATGCTCCGAAATTGGAAGGGTAGAGAAAAATTCAATATTCATCGCCATGATGAATTTGTTGGGCATAATATGCCAAATAAAAAGTTGGGATTCATTCTACCAAAAATTGATAGACAAGAAGCAAAGAACAAATTTAACTAATATAAACATATGGCTAAACCATTAACAACAGATCAGGCAAAAGATAAGATTTATAACCTAACCAAGCGTCTATTTGAACTTGAAAAGGACAAGAAGGCAGAAATGAAAACATATGCCGAAGAAGATAGAGAGTTGAAAAATGAAATTGAAGATACATACGAAAAGCAAAAACAAAAAGCCATTAGTGACGATGCCGCAAAAGGTCGTGTGTATGAAGCAACCGAGAAGCGCCTTGAAATTGCGAAAGAAAAAAAAGCTAAAGCGCAAGAATACAAGGACGAAATTGGTGATGTTGTAAGCGAAATCTTTGCAGTATTTGCAGAGCAGGATGATCAAAACACTACCGGAACAAATCCATAAAATAAAAAAGGTTATATAAATGAGTAACGAAATTAAACCAGTCTGTGTATTGCAGGGACCAGTTGCATCTCGCAGTGGATACGGCGACCACACTTTCCAAATTGCCACTGCATTGATCAATTGGGGCAAGTTCGATGTAAAGATTGTTCCTATGCGATGGGGAGTTTGTCCAAATACTATGTTGGAAGATGAAAATCGTCCAATGGTCAAGGAAGTAAAAAGCAAAATAGTCAGCAAACTTACTGAGCAACCTGATTTGTTTGTACAAGTTTCGATTCCAAACGAGTTCAGACCAATTGGAAAATATAATGTTGGTATAACTGCTGGTATCGAAAGCACGGTTCCGAAACCGGAATGGATTGAGGGATTGAACAGAATGAATCTCAACATTGTTCCTTCTTACTTTTCAAAAGATGTATTTGTAAAAGCTGCTTATGAAAAGAAATTAGATAATGGTGCGATTGAAAAAATTTCTTTGAATAGACCCATTGAAGTTGCATTTGAAGGAGTGGATACAAATATTTACAAGAAAACATCAGAACCTTCTGAAGGAATTGACTCCGCATTAAATGCTGTGAAAGAAGATTTCTGTTTTCTGATGGTTGGGCATTGGCTACAAGGAGATATTGGTGCCGATAGAAAAGACATTGGAATGCTTGTAAAAGTATTCAGTGAAGTGTTCAAGAACAAGAAGAACAAGCCCGCACTTATATTGAAGAGCAGTGGAGCTACATTCTCCAAGATGGACAGAACGGAAATCTTGAAGAAGATACATGACATACGTCAAAATATGATGGGCGATCTTCCAAACATCTATTTGATTCATGGAGAACTTGATCCAATCGAATTAAACAGATTGTATAATCATCCAAAAGTAAAAGCACATGTAAGCTTCACTCACGGCGAAGGATTTGGCAGACCTTTATTGGAGGCTACACTTAGTGGCAAGCCATTGCTAACATCTGGATGGAGTGGGCATGTTGACTTTTTGCCGTCCGAGCTTTCTAATTTATTGCCGGGCAATATTGACCACGTTCCACCAAGTGCATGTAACGATTGGCTGATTAAGGAAGCAAAATGGTTCAACGTTAACTACAGTGTCGCTGCACAAAAATTGGAAGATATGTTTGAAAATTACATCAAATATGTTCCAAATGCTGAAAAGCTACGTGTTCAAAACGCTGAAAAGTTTACATTGGAAAATGGAAATAAGGTACTGATTGACATTTTGGATAAGAATCTTCCTTCATTTGAAAAGAAGGTGGCCATTACTCTTCCAAAGTTCAAAAAAGTTTCAGCACCAACGCCAGTTTCCTAATGAAAATCAGTTATCTTGTAACTTGTCATAACGAGACACTTGAGCTTCTTGAATTGATTGAGAAGCTCAAGAAGCATATTGATTCTGATGCACCAAATGATGAAGTTGTCATACTTGACGACTTTTCAACGAACGATGAAACAATAAAGATATTAAACAAAGCAAGGTCATATGGGTTTACTGTTGTACAACATGCATTGAACAAAAATTTTGCTGAACACAAAAATTATGGCAGCAAAAGATGTGTTGGTGATTACATCGTTCAAATAGACGCCGACGAATATCCGCATTCAACTCTTCTTTACAACATGAAAGAATTGCTTGAGGCAAATCCAATGGTTGAATTGTATCGTGTTCCAAGAGTTAATATTGTAAGAGGAGCAACAGAACAAGACGCTAGAACATGGGGATGGAATATTTCCAAATTACTTGATTACGGAGATCTTCCTATCATAAACTGGCATCACGGTGACTATCAATCAAGAATATATAAGAACAGCTTGAAAATTCAATGGCACAAACCTCTGCATGAAACAATTGTTGGTGCGGAATATGTATCTCAATTGCCAAAAGAAGTTGATTGGGCATTTATACACGACAAGACAATAGATCGTCAACGTGCGCAAAATATGTTTTATAATCAAAATTGGTCTGTAAAGGCCAATATGGGGCATGGATAATTTATGAGCAAATTAACACAAATAGGACTGAATTGCGGAACAGACAAGGCGTATTGGCACAAATATACTCCTTTTTACGAAAAATATGTTAGTAACTATGTAAATCCAAATCTACTAGAAATTGGAGTTGCCAATGGTGCGTCGTTGAAAATGTGGGAACAGTATTTTGGTACATCAACGATTGTTGGTGTTGATATAATCGACAAACGTGGATTTGAAACTCAAAACATAAAGACACTGATTGCAGATCAGAGTAAACCAGAAGAACTATTGAAGTGTCTTGATATATGCAAAGAATACGAAATCATGGTTGATGATGGTAGTCACATCATCGGACATCAAATTTCTTCAATGGCCACTCTTTTTCCATATTTGAAATCGGGTGGAGTTTACTTTCTTGAAGATCTTCATACTTCTTTTTGGAAAAACGAAGAAGGAGTAAAGTATGCCAATCCAAATAAAGATGCAGTAACTGCATATGATTTCTTATACAATATTTCAAACAATATTCAGTTTGAAACACCACATGCTACGGCAGAACAAATACAGTACATACGAGATAATACCGTGCGTATAGAATTTTTCTCAAGAATGGAGAATGATTTTAATGATAGCGTGACGAGTGCCATTTTGAAGAAATGAATTCTTGTGCATTCAACGGAAGACTCGGCAATAACATGTTTCAGATTGCCGCCACACTTTCTCTGGCCAAAAAGTCCAAAGATGCTGTGGTATTTCCGCACACTACATATGCTGGACACAGAGGAATAAAGCCAGTCGATCTTGGCATATTTGGTTATGATTTTCCCAGAGGAGAATTGCCAAGTGAAAATACTAGGTATGAAGAAAAAGATGACATATATTCAGACATACCTGTAAGCAAGAATCTTACACTTTGTGGATTTTATCAATCATATCAGTATTTTGATGACATTAGAGATGAATTAATCGACAAATATTTTGTTCCAAACAAAGACATAGCTGAACGTTTGTCGAAAATTGAAATATCACCGAACGCGACTGGTGTAAGTGTAAGGCGCGGCGATTATATCATGCTGCAACAAAATCACTGTGTATTAAGTGAACAATATTACAATGATGCATTTGAAAAGTACTGCACGGACTCGGATCAATTATTTGTGTTATCGGATGATTTTGATTGGTGTAAACAGACATTTGGTGGAAATGTGATATATGTTGAAGATAGTGTTGGAGTACAATTGTTTCTGATGACAAAAATGAAACATTTGGTGATGTCTAACAGCACATTTGCTTGGTGGGGAGCATATCTTAACAGAACAAGTGGAAACATTGTGATGCCAGATCCTTGGTATGGTCCAAATTACGATGGTAGAGGAAAAGGACTCATCTATCCAAAATGGAAAGTTTTGAATCACAAGCGTGAAGTGCAGCCTTGGACTGGTGTAACCAAAAATATGATTGATTGAACTATGAAGAATGTCGTAATAAGCATGTTTGTTTTTCCTTGGGAGATTGATGCACTCGAACGAGTGTTGATCTCACTTAAGGAAGCATCATGTTTTTGTGATAGTGGTGTACGATACACTTTATCCATCACATTGGATATCACTGACAAGAAAACGGATTGGAGTAAATCAACCATCCCATCTTCATTTTTCAGAGACAAGTTTGAAAATTTCAAGGCTTTATGTAATTGGTGCGATATTGATTTTGATTATAATGAACAGAATGACTGCTTTGGGTCAGCCGCCAAAAGAAGAAAAGATTCCATCAAATACAAAGACAAATGTGATGCATTTATATGGTTGGACCCAGATATGTATTTTCCCATGCATATACTACAGGTGTTGAATGTAGGTTTAAACTCAATCAAAGACAAGCTGTATATTCTTACTCCAGAGCTTATACGATATTGGGATAGTTCATGGGATGTTATCGTGAATAAGAATTTCTTGAATGAGCCGCACAACCACAGAGATTATTTTGACATGTATTCTATTAACAAGGTGGCACAGGAAATAGATTCTCCATACATATCAAAGTTGGATAATGGTACCATAAAGTTTGGCGGCGGATGGTTTACTTGTATTTCTCATGATCTTATGCAGACAGCCACTGTACCAGAATTCATTGGAGAATATGGACCAGATGATACATGGCTTACGCATTTTTCATATGAGTATAATAGAAGTAAGCGCATGGTGGTTATAAGCCAACATGTGATGAAAAACGTGGTTGTAACAGAAATTGGTAAAAAGTATATAGTAGAAAATCCATATAAAAAATATTTATCTTTAAATCCCATTGACATTGATGCACATAAGAGTAAAGTGTGGGAAGAATTTGGTGCAAAGCTCAAAGAACATATTTCTAAAACAGTATGAAAATTTCATTATCAAACGTAATCTTGGACTGTCTTACTACATCTCATATCGAACATATCCATCCACAAGCAAACGAATGGTTTCATTTGCAGTCTGGTAAAGAGCATTACAGATTACTGATTCATCTGTCGTATTGCTATAACAACATTCAAATCTCAGATATTGGAACGTACAGAGGCGCTTCAGCCATTGCATTGGCTCAAAATCAAAACAACAAAGTATTCAGTTTAGATGTGGGTGTATTTAGAAATGAAATACCATATAGCAATATAGAATTTTGTGTTGGACATTTTCAAAATGATTCAAACATACAAGAAAAAATCCTAAAATCGGAA